TAATTCAAGGTGTCTTGTTTTTCTTTTGCTATTCTCATAGCATCTATGGAAGAAAATGTTATTTGGACACTAGATGGATACCTTGTGGTTACGGTAGTTTCACCAAACATTCCAATTATGCTATCAATAATGGTTTCACAGTTGGATTTTGTTCCTGATGATGTTAAGATGGTGGTACGTGTTTTTAGACGGTCTCGGTAAGCAGTATCTGTTTCTTGATAGATGCGGGGGAGGTCAAAAATTTGACCCCATGCATCATCGAGATATGTGTCTGTGGCGTGTTCAAGTTTAAGAGCGTTTGCCATTGTTTCCATTTTTCGCCAAACACTATCAAAAGTTTCTGCCCATGCCCAAACCAACGCATTCATAACGCTAGATGATGGTATTGTTAGCTCATAAGCGGGAACTAATGACACGGACATTAGTATGCCCCTCAGTGTGTCTTTGAGGCCAGTAGACATAGAATACGTTGCAACGTTAGTTGCGGCAGATACATAGTCCATGTCAAAATTAATAGAATCGGACTTTGATAGTCCCATGCCAAAGTTTCGATTCAAGTGATATCGAATTCCGTCCTCACCTAGTGGCTCTGAACCAGTGAACACAACCCATTGGTCCATGGTATACGCTTTTGTTCGTACGATATAAGATTCGCCGATACCAGGTCGGCTACCAATGGGATTTTCACCAATTAACATTCGATACTCCAAATTTTAACTTATTGTTCCGGTTGTAATGTCAATATCATTATTATCGTAAATTATTGTTTCCATAAAATTAGTTGCAATGTCTTTATCGACAATATCCCCTTTATCGTTCATGAAAATTATGTTACTTTTCAATATTATCACCGCTTAATTATTTTATTAAAATATTTTGCACGATTTGGATATGATGTACTAAAATTCGGATCAGTTACATATAATTTAATTGCTTCTGCAAAATCTTCCACAAATAACATAACTTTGTCATATTTATCATTGTTATATACATCATATGATTTTTTAGCATATGGCGTAACAAATTTATTTCCGTCTTTGTTAAAAGCTTCTTTATATTCGTTAGATGAAGAATATCCATATTGACCATCGGAACAATCCAATGAATGTGCAAGTTCGTGGGCTAGTATGTCTTCTGTTAATGGACTTTTATTAGAATTCCACTTTACAATTGTATCTCGTTTAGAACTACCGAAACCACCTAATTGATGAGTGGCAGCTGAAATAAATACTTTACCATATTTTACCGATTTTTCTTTATCTGCTTCACATGCTTTGGACGTAATATAAATATCTTTTGCTTGTGATGATAGTCCTTTAGGAAATTTATCCAACATTTTAAAAACTGGTACTGCCTGGGTTTGATCGGAAGAAAATACTTTTGTGCGAGATCTTTTAAATACTGTTAATTTATCAAACTGTCCTTTATATCCCATTTGAACACGTTTGGGAGTTCCTACCGAAATTTTATTGGATGATATATAGTCATCTGTATTTGATGAAGTATTTTCATTATCGCCACATTTATTGGTTCCTGCTTCAAATTCATCTGTTTTGCATTTATAATTAAATTTAATAACTGGTGTATCAAATTCATACATTTGATGGTTTTTACCAATAAATTTGTACAACTTTTATTCACCTCAAAAAATATTATAAAGATTCCACGCAAACTTCATGCTGACGTATGATAACCTTAAATCTATTTTCCACGAGAATAACATAGTCAGTATTTTCTATGATATCTTGTATTCGATGTAAGTGTATGGACCGATTTAAACCATACGGTATTTCGCAATACGGACAATTTGTTTCGCCACGATTATTTTTTTTAACAAGGGCATTGTTAATGTTTGATGCGCCACATCGCATACAAGACCACGTATCTTTTTCGCCACATCGCGGACATTCAGCCCACTTTGATGCATCCGTGTGTTGCCATGTAAATCCGCAAGTTTCGCATTCAAAGTGATTGGTTATGGTGATTTCATTGTCCCAGTAAGCGGTTACTTTGTCGGATGGTTTCAACAAAAAAGTATATGGAGTTAATGGTACGGAAGCGGCTGGAATCTTTTTCTGTATCATATTTTCCGCGAGTTTTGGACTGATAGGAACTATTAGCAATTTTGTTGGCGTTATGTTTTCACTATCTGTCCAAAATTGTTGTGTACCGTCTTCGCGAAATTGTGGAATAAAGTGTTCGACGCCACTTTCATCGATGTAAATTTTAACCCACATATATTCAATTATGGCACTCATTATAAAGGACCTCGAGTTATAATGGACGTTGCATAATTAATTCTTTGACTATTTCATCTTTGATTTCTTTTATGACAGTTGTTTGGTCTTTTATGGCCTTACTAACCGCATAGTCATAGATGTATTGGTTAGGTGGGCGAAGTGCCTCAATTTTTTCTATTGGAATATTCCAGGGGTCGGAATTGTTGGTAAAGTAATAGCGATACGTTATTATTTGTCCGAATTCCGGTATTAATAGTTCGCGTCCATTAATAGAAACATCATTAAAGATTTGAAGGACTTTTGGACTTTCAATATTTTCTTTAGAAGAATTTAGTCTAATGTAGATGTCGAAAGTCTTTCCACTGTCGTATAGTTCATTTATAATGTCTCGTTTGATGGCATTGTTGTAGTAAATGGTTTTAAGTTCGAATGCACCGCAAAAATCTTTACCAACGTTGTCTACAAAAAACAGATTTATGGGTACTATGTATCCTTCTGATTTATCTGGAAGGTATACAGTGTCTTGTAGCGATTCATTAGGGTTTTTCGGTACTATTTGTATTACAATGTCCGATGGTTGCAAAGATATTATATTTCTCATATTTGTCTTTATTCTCCTTGTTATTATATAAAATGTTTAAAAAATATTAATAGTAGGGCTTACTACTATTTTTATATTAATTTTTAAATTTATATCTCATCATATCGAAATGTGAGCGATTCCGAGGCCTTGTCGCCTTGCGTTGCATCAGTATCAATCACAACTTGCGTGACGACACATTTGCAACTTGCAGCGGTTGTATAAGGTCCGCTATCCACAAGCAAAGTTGACGCCGAAACATAAGTGTCCGCATTAACAGGAACTGCGTGATTAGAAGAACCTGACTTATAGTAGGCGTGGCCATTTGTTGCATCGTCTATTGGATAGCCGGAAGTTCCCTGTACGCCAGCAGCCTGAGCATAACTAGCAACAGGGCATCCATTGTCTCCAGTTGACTTTACTGCGACAAATAATCCACCATTTGTTCCCAGTGCCCAGTTAGTCTTTACATTTCCGGACGTATACCAACGAATATTAGAAATCTGGGTGAAGTCTCCGGAAAATGCAACGTTATGGGTCTTCCAATAACTATAATTTAGATCTGCGCTTGGTACGACACAAGGATTACTGAGTCCTGGATTATAAGAATCCATTGTGCAATATCTTCCTTGTGTTATTACTGTAGCGACACCAGGTGAGGCGCCGTTATACTCCTGAACGTTCACTGTAGCTACCATTTTTATAAATCTCCTGATATAATTATATTTTTATTGAATTCATTTATATGTTTACCTAAACATATTATATTGTTAATAGAATAATTGTTTGATTGTTCTAATTCTTCTAATTTTTCTATGTCATCCAAACAAATTATTTTTAATTTTTCATCTGGATAATTATTATAGAAATTATTTAGTTTGTCTATTAGCATTACCAATTTTTTTCTTCTGTTCCTCACTCATTTTCTGTCCTTTCTTCATAACAATCTTACCATTATTGTTTTTTTGTTTTTATTTTCCGCTTAGTTTTGCCTTAACATTTGTTACAATTTGTTTTTCCACGTCAGATATTATGTTTTCGTATTCTTCATCGAATGTGGATCGTATAAAAGATCGTGGTGGTATAAACCATTCTCGCGATTCTGTATTTCCTATTCCTTTTTTTGGTCTATTGTCCCAAGCAACGCCATGTTCATTCGGGGCAGCATATTCTGCAACTTCGGGATCTAAAATTCCGATTGTGATTTTGATGTTTTCGCCTTCAGATTCGACGGTGTGGGTAACACTTGATAGTAATGTCCCATCATCAATTAAGGTATGAGAAGATCCTTTGCGTTTTATGGTACTTTCGGCGTTAGGTGGCGGAACATCACTAAGGATCTTTTCGCGAATTTTGTTTTCTAAAAACATTCCAATGCTTTCGGCGATATTTTCATTCATGATTATAAACCTATTATTTGAGGTGTGTTATTATACGATTTTATTTTCCGCAGCGTATTTAATAACC